TGCGGACCGTACCGGCAGAACTGTTCGCCGTGCAGACGAGCTCCACATCGCCAACCTTCAGACCGGCTTCTACGCTTTCCAGCGTGTTGACGCTAAGACAGTACTGCCTGAAGGCATCAAGCTCTTGAAGCAGCACGCCTAAGGAGGTAACGATATGAGCGAATATAACGCGAAGAACTACACCGAACAGGGCGGCGAGAAAACCGTCATTGGCGGTATGCTTGAAATCAAGGAGGGAGCCTCGGTGACGGGGCTTCCTTCTGCAAATAACCAAGCAACCAGCACAGCTGCTACCGTAGCCGGAGTCAAGGACGATTTCAACGCTCTGCTGCTCAAGCTGAAAGATGCAGGGCTTATGACCCCGGACGCATGGAATGTATCGGTTTCTAAAATCCCCACACCCAGTGGCGAGGATATAATCGCCAACCAAAGTAAGGTTACGGCGATCACCATTGAGGACGGTGTTATTACCATTGCTGCTTCAGTATCGGAGCTGATTGCTTTTCCAAGTTCTAATCCGGCGCAGGGTACGCACAAGTGGGTCGGAATGCTCATTACCACAGGACTTGCAGATATTACTGCGGTTAAGTACAACGGCTCTCAACTTACAGCCGCTGATGCTGCTGAAGCTGCCGCTGTCGGTGGTTCAGCCGGAGATATCGTCATGTGGCTAAAATGCGATGAAATCATAAATACTCCGAAGGTCTTCAAGCTCTGGGCTTCCGGCTATCCCGAAGCAACCTTCACTGTGGTAATCACTGAACCGGAAGAAGAATAAAGAAAGGACGGTGGCGGTATGACGCTGCTTGAAAAAGTAAAAGCAAATCTCATCCTGGAACACACGGCGGACGATGAACTGTTGCAGTTATACGTATCCGCCTCTGTGTCCTACGCTGAGAGCTATCAGCATCTCGCGGAAAATTACTACACCGACCATCAGATGCCGCCTACCACAGAGCAAGCCGTCATTATGCTGTCGTCCCATTTCTATGAATCCAGGGACGGCAGCACAGGCGGCTTTTTTGCCGACAACGTGCAGGCCGGACAGCAAGTATGGAACACGGTCAATCTGCTTTTGCGACTTGACCGTGATTGGAAGGTGTGAGCATGAGTTTGGGTAAGATGAACTCCTTCATCGACATCATATCAGTAGAACCGGTCAAGGACGCCGACGGTTTTATAAATCACGGGGACACAGTTCTTGCTTCGGTCAGAGCATATTTTGAGCAAAAGAACTCCACAGAAAAGTGGCGTAATATGTCTCAGAGCAGTGATGTTAACGCCTTGTTCCGCTTACGCGCCATACCGGACTTCGAACTAAACAACCGCCATGTTATTGCCTGTGGAGGCAAACGGTACAACATATTCTCGGTTGAAAATGTAAAGAGCCGTGGAATGTATCTTGAAGTATTGGCGGTGAGTTCAGATGGCTAAGGTCGATTTCAAAATGCCGGATGACTTCCTCCTCAAGGTGTCAAGGCTGGCTGAAAAAACCGACGAAATCGTACCGAAGGTTCTTGAAGCCGGTGCCGAAGTCGTATACGACAAGGTAAAAAGCAACCTGGCTTCCGTGATCGGTAAAAACACGAAGATTGAAAGCCGTTCCACTGGCGAACTTGAATCAGCGCTTGGCGTTTCTCCAGCCAAACAGGACAGAGATGGTAATTTCAACGTGAAGATAGGCTTCAAAGAGCCGCGTTCGGATGGCGGCAGTAACGCTAAAATTGCTAACATCCTCGAATACGGCAAGCATGGTCAAACCCCGAAGCCTTTTCTGAAACCCGCCAAGAACAAATCAAAAGACGCTTGTATCGAGGCTATGACAGACAAGCTGGAAAGCGAGATTGATAAGCTATGAGTATATTGTCAGAATTGAATGCACTTTCTGAAACCGCAAATATCCCTGTCGAAACAGGTGTCTTCAGCGGAGTGCCTCCCGATGAATACTTGGCACTGACTCCCTTAACCGACACTTTTACTGTTTTCGGTGATAATAAACCGCTTGCGGATATAAACGAGGTCAGGATTTCGCTGTTCAGTAAAAACAACTATTTACAAAGAAAGAATCAGCTTGTGAGGATGCTTCTCCAGGCTGATTTTGTTATAACCGACCGCCGGTATGTAGGACACGAGGATGATACCGGCTATCACCATTACGCCATTGATGTGGCGAAATATTACGAACTGGAGGAATAGCAAATGGCTACTATCGGGCTTGATAAGCTCTATTATGCAAAGATAACGGAAGGCACGGACGGAACCGAAACTTACAGCACACCCATCCAGCTTGCTAAAGCGATGAAAGCGGATCTTTCGGTCGAACTGGTGGAAGCGACCCTTTACGCAGATGACGGTCCAGCCGAGGTTGTAAAGGAATTTAAATCCGGAAAACTGTCTCTCGGTGTCGACGACATTGGCACAACTGCCGCCGAAGATCTGACCGGGGCAAAGATTGACGATAACCACGTTGTGGTATCCGGCGGAGAGGACGGCGGCGCTCCCGTTGCTATCGGGTTCCGTGCAAAGAAATCCAACGGGAAATATCGCTACTTCTGGCTTTACCGCGTCGTATTCGGTATTCCTGCGACCAACCTGCAGACCAAAGGCGACAGCATCACCTTTTCCACGCCGACCATCGAGGGTACGGTCTACCGCCGCAACAAACTGGACGGCAATGGCAAGCATCCGTGGAAATCCGAGGTCAACGAGGACGACACGAGCGTTCCGGCATCTGTTATCACAGGCTGGTACACGCAGGTTTACGAGCCTACGTTCGCGGTTCCTGTCGGAGGTGGCGAATAATGACTGATGAAAGAAGCGCAAAAATCGCTATCGGTGGGCAGGATTACGAACTGATCCTTACCACCAAAGCGACAAAAGAGATCGCCAAGAGATACGGCGGCCTTTCTAATCTGGGCGAAAAGCTCATGAAGTCAGAGAACTTCGAGATGGCGCTCGACGAGGTCGTGTGGCTCATTACGCTGCTCGCCAACCAGTCGGTACTGGTACACAACCTGCAGAATCCCGCCAAGAAAAGGGATATTCTCACAGAGGATGCGGTCGAACTGCTCACTTCGCCGCTCGAACTCTCCGATTACAAGAACTGTATTATGGAAGCGATGTTCAAGGGAACAAAACGCAATATAGAAAGCGAGGACGAGTCCTCAAAAAACGTGTCGGTCGGGTAAGTGACGAGGAGTTGTTTGCCCGGCTGATTTTTTACGGCGTAACTCTGCTGCACCGGTCCGAACTGGAGGTCTGGCTTATGCCGCTGGGCCACCTGCTCGACCAGTGGGAGATATATAAGCAGTTTAACGGACTGGCAAAACCGAAGCGTGAACATTACATCGATGAAATCATACCAAGCGGTGTCTAAGGAGGTGGTGAGATATGGCAGATAATTTTGGCTTGAAAATCGGCGTCGAGGGTGAAAAGGAGTTCAAGAAAGCCCTTTCTGACATCAACCAGTCGTTCAAGGTACTCGGCTCGGAAATGAAGCTGGTCGAGTCCGAATTCGGTAAAAATGAAAACAGCGTCCAGTCCCTCACCGCCAAGAACGAGGTTCTGACAAAGCAGATCGATGCGCAGAAAGAGAAAGTCGAAACCCTCCGCAAGGCGCTTGAAAATGCTTCCGATTCCTTCGGTGAGAATGACCGCCGCACACAGCAGTGGGCTGTTCAACTGAACAACGCGCAGGCAGAACTCAACGGCATGGAACGCGAGCTCAAGTCGAATGAAAAGGCACTTGACGGTGTGGCAGACGAGTTTGACGATGCTGAAAAACAAGCAGACCAGTTCGGCGATGAACTGAAGGACGCGGGTTATAAAGCCGATGATGCTGGCGGGCGGTTTCAAAAACTGGGCGGTGTTCTTAAAGGTATAGGTGCCGCAATGGGCACCGCTTTTGTCGCGGTGGGAGCAGCCGCCATCGGAGCAGCAAAATCCCTGACCGATATGACGGTCGGCGCCGCTGCCTACGCCGACGAAATTCTCACGATGTCCACGGTTACGGGAATGTCAACCGAAAGCCTGCAGGCATACAAATACGCCGCCGAACTGGTCGACGTCTCAATGGAGACCTTAACCGGCTCGATGTCCAAGCAGGTCAAGTCGATGGCTAACGCAAGGGACGGCTCGGCAAAATTTGCCGACGCTTATGAAAAGCTTGGTGTATCTGTAGCAGATGGTAATGGTCAGCTCCGTGACAGCGAGACTGTATATTGGGAAACCATCGATGCGCTTGGTAAAATCTCAAACGAAACCGAACGCGACGCCCTCGCTATGCAGATTTTCGGCAAGAGCGCGCAGGAACTGAATCCACTCATCGCCCAAGGCAGCGAGGGTATTGCAGCTTTAACGGAAGAAGCAAAACGAATGGGCGCTGTTATGTCCGATGATTCTCTTAATGCGCTGGGAAAATTCGACGACAGTGTCCAGCGTCTGAAAGCAGGCGCCGGCGCAGCGAAAAATGCGATGGGCACAATTCTTCTACCCCAATTGCAGACACTTGCAGACGACGGTGTGTCCCTGCTCGGCGATTTCACGCGCGGACTCAATGAAGCCGGTGGCGACTTCGGCAAGATATCCGATGTAATCGGCAATGCAATCGGCGGAATTGCGGATATGGTCCTTGAAAACCTCCCCAAGATTATGGAGGTCGCTGTTGATATCATTATGGCGCTGGTAAACTCCATAACGGATAATCTGCCTATGATTATTGAAGTGGCCAGTTCGGTTATTTTCACCCTGCTCCAAGGGTTAGTCGAAGCATTACCGCAGATTACACAGGGAGCCGTACAACTGGTCATGTCCTTAGTGGATGGAATCATTGACAACCTGCCTATGCTGATACAAGCCGCCATCGACATGATTATTACCCTGGCGCTCGGTATCGCGGACGCGCTCCCGGAACTGATCCCCTCCATTATAGAAGCAATCATTCTGATTGTGGACACTCTGCTTGCCAACATGGATAAAATCCTCGAAGCGGCTTTCGCTATCATCGCCGGTCTGGCTGAGGGACTTTTGAATGCGCTGCCAAGGCTCATGGAAGCGCTGCCGCAGATTATTACGACTATTATCGAATTCATTACCAGCAATCTACCCGCCATCATCGAGATGGGTATCACGCTTATTGTTCAGCTTGCAGCGGGCTTGATTCAGGCAATTCCGCAACTGATAGCCGCCCTTCCTCAGATTATTGTCGCAATCGTCAGCGGGCTTGGCAGCGCGGTCGGTTCTGTCATGCAAATTGGTATAGATATCGTCAAAGGCCTATGGGAAGGTATCAAGTCTATGGGCAAATGGCTGTCCGATTCGGTCGGTAACTTCTTCGGTGGGATTGTCGACGGGGTAAAAGGGCTTCTCGGCATTCACTCCCCATCGACCGTGTTTGCCGGAATCGGCGGCAATATGGGTGAAGGCATCGGCGTCGGCTTTCTTAACGCCATGAACGGCGTGGAAAAGGATATGCAAAAGGCAATACCGACCGAATTTGATGTCAACGCCACTGTAAATGGAAAAGGTAACGCAGAGAAAACCATAAACCACACCGGAGTTATCCGGGTGGAAGGTGTAAACAACCAAAACGAAATGACCTCGGTGGTGGATATTATCATCAATCAGTTAAGGGGTGAGGTGCGGATATGACGGAACTGAAAGATATGGACAACGGAATTGTTATCACCCCGTTCGTTTCACTGAAAGAAAAACAGGAGGTTATCCGCACCCTCCACCGTACCATAGACGGCAGGCAGCTGATTTCACGTTTCGGCGAACCTGCCGTCTCGTATGATATTACCGTCTATGTAAAAGAGGACGGCAGACAGGCTTTGTTTTCTTCCGAAGACCAGCTTTCGCTTTTGAGGGTTACTTTGGGCGGCAAGGTGTATTTCGGCAGGATTATTAAACTGTCCGAATTCGACCGTATTTCAAGGGAGTATTTCAAAGCTGAAGTTACCCTTGCAAAGGAGGCGGATGTATGAGAAGCGTTCCGCTCGACCTAAAGCAGAAGCTCCTAAAACGCTTCTACGGAACATCGACTGATAACCTACCCCAAATACAGGTTATTGCCAAACAAGCAAGTATCAACACGCTGATCACTGAGGTGATCCATGAAGATATCCCGGCGAACTTCGGTGATGTGGCCATCAGGCAGCTTCCGGGTGAAGCGCAGCCGAGCCTTGTTTATGCTGTTTGTGTTGATAACGGCACGGGCAGTGTTTACTCCCGAAAAATGCCCGCTTTTGCCGAACAGGAATGGGAGTTCGTTTGGAGTATCGGTTCGGTCAAGGATGTTGCAATCGAGTTTGACGGCGACTGGCGTATCAATCCAAAAAAGCGGTATTACGAGCTGATGACCGAGGAAACGCCATACATCTTTTTCACAGATAGCAGCAATAACCTGTATGTGCAAAAATGGAGCGATGTATCCACAAGGATACCGCTTGCCGAGGGCGTCTCACAGATTTCCGTATGCCGTGGATGGCAGTCGACACTCGACACAGGAGTCGATCAGGGCCTTATCATCGGTTATCTGCGGGATGGTAAAGTGTTCTATCGCGCTTATTGTCAGCAAAGCAATGGTGAATATATCTGGGAAACCGAAAACGAGGTCACGGAACTTGGTACGGGCAACACAACGCTGTGTGTCTTTCGAACTAACGATTTCAGAGTTGGTTTCCTCACCGAAAACTCGGGTGTAATGAACTATGTCCTCTCAGAGCGCACCTATGCGGGGCAGGCGATGCCACCGGAATATGCGGAAAGCCGGCCGCAGGACGCAAAGGTATGGATAAACAACGTTCAGTATTATTACCCTGTTTTTTCGGAACATGGAGCAGCTATCCCGGATATGCCATATCTTGCCTGCTATGCGAAAGATGAACCAGCTCTCACCGTTGTCGCGCATGAACGCATCGGGCTTCGCGAGCTTGTTATCACCTTCAACCGCCCGGTCGGAGGTGTGCCAGGTGCGTTTGAGAACTACTTCACGACCTTCCCGGTGCGTCCTGTGGAATCCTGCGTCTGGCAGAACGACAACCAGCTGAAGTTGACTCTCGCACAGGATTTAGGGCAAAGCGTCGACTTTACAATTACGGTCAGCGAATGCCATGAGGCGTGGCAAGTCATAGGCGGCCATCGTATGCCCATTGAAGCGACAGTGTTTATTCTTGACGGATTTCCGATACAGACCATTCTCAGGGAAACAGCTATGGTAACGCCAATCGCTGGGATGTACATCAATATAAAGACAGATCATCGTGCATACCTTAACGAAAGTGTCACGGTTAATGTTGAAAGCGCCGTTACTCTGCCGCCGGCAGGCATATTACCGATTTAGGAGGAGAAGTCATGGAATTTAAACAAAAAGCGGTCATTCATAACCGATTCGATGTTGAGGTGCGCGACGCTAAGACAAACGAACTGAAGCAGACCGCCGTCGCCTACAATATTATTCTTAACCGCTGGTTTCATTATTTCACAAACACCGGCGGAGTAAGCTACTATGCCGACCCATTGAAGGCAATCGGTGTGGGAAAAGGAACAGGAACGCTGAGTGTCACTCGCACCGATGTATTCAGCTATCTTGGCAGAAAGATACCGACCACGATTGAAACCGTGTATGCATATCCGACCTCGTATATTACGAAGGAAATCCGCCTTGAGGCAGACCAGTTTAATGGAAATAACATTACCGAGGTGGGTTTTCTGGCCGCTTATTACGATACCTATTATCACTTTGTCACACACGCTTTCCTGCAGGACAGCGAGGGTAATCAGATAGCTATCCAAAAGACCGACACTGACGTAGTGATTATTAGAGGTACCTTCTATGTGACATTTAATTGCACGGGCTTCGGAGACAATGGCATATATCCTCCCGCCGATCAGAACGGTGTCATAAAATGGCTATTGGGAACCAGCACTTTCCCCAATACCATCTCCTTTTCAAGATATAACCTACAAAAATCTAACGATCTGTGGAATAACAAGCATGGAACAAAAAGCACAAGCTTGGATGCCTGCACCCGAAATGCGACCACATGGCGGATTGACTACCCGGTTATCACATGGCTTGATACTGAGCGAAACAATCATACAGTAAGAACTATCGGCATCAACAGCATCGGTGCTATATCCCTGCCGAATCACACGATGTTCCCACCGGTTCAGGTTACAAAAATCGCGATAGGCACAGGCGACGGCACCACGAAAGACTTCAGCATCAAAGCGCCGTTTATTATTCCGAATTCCGAAACTATATATGTCAACAACGTTGCGCTGACCAAAGGTACGGACTATGAGATTGACTACGAGAGCAACTTCTGTGATATGCGGGAGAACTACCACACCGCAGGTCTTACCTGCAGGGTGGACAATGTCAGCTTCGGCAACCTCAAGACCGCCACAAAAAGCGGTTCGAATTATCGCGACCCGATTGCCTGGTGGGACTGTTACGAGGCGAACCAATATCCTGCATCCTGTACGGTGAACGAAGCAAATCCTATATTCTTCGACTTTGGTTCTGTAAAGGAATGCAACAGGATGAAGATCGAAATCAACACCGTTCCTGCAGCTCAGATTGACAATTTGAAGATACAGTATTCAACTGACAACGTAACATGGACAGATGTGCCGGGTATGACAAGGGTAAGCCAGGTGTGGAGCTTTACCCTGACTTCGGCTCGATACTGGCGTGTATTTATTCCTTCTTACAACTGGTCGTATGCGCTGACCACCGGCACAAATGCCCGCGACGAGCAGGCTTTCGGTACAACCTTCTTCCTCGGCAAAACTGTGCCGGGATTGAAGTTTACCACTCCTCCCGCCAACGGTGCCGCCATTGAAGCAAGCTACCAGCTGGAACTTCCCTTCAAAACTTCTAATAATCTGCTCCGCTTCACCTGCTCACTGCTGCTATCAAGGGGCGAAGGGAGTTAAGCTATGAGGCTGACCTTTGAATACACCAAAACGGCAGGTTCGGGACTTTCACCGCAGGCAGTCCACATGATGGACAACGGCCTGCGGTTTATTTATCTCACCTCAGATGGACTGGTAGAAGCAAAGGAATGTTTCCCGGATATGGGCCTGTATGATGAGCTTACCTACAAGGATAAAGGCAGAATATCCGCCGACTTCGAGGTAAGCAAGCCGCAGTTGAAAAAGGTGGCGCACCACGGCGCTTACGGATTCTGGAGCAGCGAGAACACGCATCGGTTCATCATATATATGCTGCCGTATGACGTGTCGGCTGCGCTTGTGGACGGAAGCATTTCCTTTACGAAGGACAGCCCGGTGTCGCAGCTGAGTATTTCTTTCATGAATATCGGAGGTGAGCTTGTCGGCAGATACCGTTCGGTTATTTCACCCAATACGATGCTGGAGATCAGCTTTACGATGGGTGGCAGCGCGTTGCTCCCGCTCGGTCAGTTCTATATTGACCGGGTCAGCACGTCATACCCGGAGGAAAGCATCTCAGTATCGGCTCGGAACAGTATCGGAAAGCTGCTGAAGGAACAGACATTTGATGATAACAACAGCTTCTTGAACACAACGCTGAAGGAAAACCTCGAAGCGATATTGCTGATTTCAGGAATTGAAAGCTACTTTGTCGGTGACCCTCAAAAATCATGGAAGCTGTCATTCGAACCGGACACCAGTCTGCAGTCCGGAATTGATGAGGTTGTTTCTTTACTTCCCGGCTGGCAGTTTCGTGAGAACACTGATGGAACGGTCGGTATTGCTCCCGTCAGTGACAGCCGTTTTGAACAGCCATCGGTTTATGTGTTTGAACGGGATAAGACCTGTTTCAGCTATGACGTAGAATACTCGGACGAGAACACCTGCGCCAAGCTGTGTGTTTCCTGCAAAGAGCCTGCCGCAACAATTTATATTACGCTCCCGCCGCATAGGTGGTGGGTTTCTCCGCAGCACAAAACGATGTATGTCGCCGTGCCAGACGGAACGGGCAGCGCCGAGCTTGCGGCATATGCAGATGAACTGGCAAAGCTGATCGCTATAAGCGGCAGAATTGAGAGCTTTGTGGGAATTTTCACACCACAGTTGATTATCGGAGATGAAATAGAGCTTGTCGAAACAAACGGTAAGCACAGTAAAACCGGCACCGTTACAAGCGTCCGACACAAGTTCGGAAAAGGCGGTTTCATCACTGAATTTACTGTGGACAGTTCCGGAAGAAAAGGCAAGGCGCTTCTCAAGGACTATGTTTCTCAAATCGGAGGTAAATCCACACAAAGTAATGTGGTAATCTCCTGATTGTTTTTCTGACAGCACTCCGGCACGGGGTGCTGTTTTCATATTCAACAACAAGGAAAGAGGTAATTTAAATGAAAGAAATCTGGAACTGGATTCAGGTAGCAATCGCCGCCGCTGGAGGGTGGCTTGGTTATTTTCTGGGAGGGTGGGACGGCTTTTTGTATGCACTGCTCGCATTTGTAGTCATTGACTACATCACCGGACTGATGTGTGCGGTGCTTGATAAGAAGCTCTCCAGCGAGGTTGGCTTCCGGGGCATTTTCAAAAAGGTGCTTATCTTCTCGATGGTAGCAATCGGACACATCATAGACAAAAGCGTAATCGGTGATGGCTCAGTGATCCGGACGGCAGTCATCTTTTTCTATCTCTCGAACGAGGGTGTTTCAATACTCGAGAACGCCGCGCACATCGGCCTGCCCGTACCACAAAAGCTAAAAGACATTTTGGAACAGCTTCACAACAGAACGGAGGATAAATAAATGAACCTGCACAAGCTCATCTTCATAAACAACGCCTGCTACAAGGCAGGCAGAACCATCACACCAAAGGGTATCATGGTGCATTCTACCGGGGCGAATAACCCCAACCTGAAACGCTATGTCGGTCCTGATGACGGCCTGCTCGGCAAGAACCAGTACAATAACCACTGGAATCAGGACAAGCCGGACGGACGGCAGGTCTGTGTTCACGGCTTCATCGGTAAGCTGGCTGACGGCAGTATCGCAACATATCAGACGCTTCCTTGGAATCATCGTGGCTGGCACGCCGGGGGTTCTGCGAACGATACACATATCGGCTTTGAAATCTGCGAGGACGGGCTGACCGATGTCTCGTATTTTTCTGCCGTTTATAAGGAAGCTGTGGAGCTTTGCGTCTATCTCTGCAAGCAGTACGGACTGACGGAGAAGGACATCATTTGCCACAGTGAGGGTTGCAAGCTGGGCATCGCCAGCAACCACGGCGACGTCATGCACTGGTTTCCGAAACATGGAAAGTCGATGGATACCTTCCGTGCTGCTGTAAAGGTTGGACTGGCGGCAACGGAAGCACCCGCCCCCGTCACACCGACTGCGACAAAGAAATACTACCGTGTACAGGTCGGAGCGTATTCCGTTAAGGCAAACGCAGACGCCATGCTTGCCAAGATTAAGGCGGCTGGCTTTACCGACGCATTCATCAAGTACAGCGAATAAAAAATAAACCGCCTATGTCGACAAGGCCATAAACCACAGGTCAAGTAGTTGACCCACAGTTAACGCCCATCAGATGAAAAGTCTCTGATGGGCGTTATTTTTATATAGAAACACCTCCCCAAAATCGCTCCATTTTCTCCGTATGGCGAGGAGGTGGTTTTGATGACCAATGAACAGAAATCAACTATACTTCGCCTACGATCTGAGGGCTGTAAGTATGTATCAATTGCCAAAACGGTTGGGCTTTCGATAAACACAGTGAAGAGCTATTGCCGCAGACAGGGTTTAGCATTGGCTCCTGAAAAATCGTCTGTCATGGATGACGTTTCTCGCTGCAAGCAATGTGGACAGGCGCTTGTGATTAAGCGTGGGAGCAAACCGAAGAAGTTCTGCTCTGATAAATGCCGTAACGCATGGTGGAAAATACATCCGAATGCCAAAAACAGAAAGGCATATTACAGTAGGACATGCGCTCACTGTGGGAAATCCTACACGGTCTACGGCAGGCCGAACAGCAAGTTTTGCTGTCATGCGTGTTCGGCACAGCACCGCACGAAAACGGCGGAGGCTGACATATGACACAGGACAGAAAAACGGAGCTGATGAAATACAAAGCCGTCGTCGCTGTGCTGAGGAGGTGGCTGTCCGAGGGGCATATTACCGTCCGTGATTATACCAAGCTTGAGGAAAAGCTCGCGGTCAAATATCGCGTATCTTTGTGCAGTATATGGCGCGAATTGCCTTGACTTTATCGCCCTTTAGAGCGAATATGTACCCCCTGAAAGGAGGTGGAGTATCAATGGCAAACAGCCGAATTACACAGATACAGTTTGCGCCGCGAGTTCCTTTTGAGGGAAAGCGCGTGGCGGCATACGCCCGCGTTTCGTCAGGCAAGGACGCAATGCTTCAGTCGCTGGCATCACAGGTCAGCTATTACAGCGACCTGATTCAAAAGCACTGCGGCTGGGAGTACGTCGGCGTATATGCGGATGAAGCGAAAACCGGCACAAAGGACAGCCGCGAGAGCTTTCAACGCTTACTGGCGGATTGTCGCGCCGGGAAAATCGATATGGTCATCACAAAGTCCATATCACGCTTCGCCCGGAACACGGTCACGCTGCTATCTACGGTTAGAGAACTAAAAATGCTCGGCATCGATGTGTTTTTCGAAGAGCAGAATATCCACAGCATAAGTGCCGATGGCGAACTGATGCTGACAATTCTTGCATCCTATGCGCAGGAGGAAAGCCTATCGGTTTCCGAAAATCAGAAGTGGCGGGTACGCAAGAATTTTGAAGAAGGCAAGCCGTGGGATTGCACAATGCTTGGCTATCGGGTAAAAGACGGAGTTTTCCAGATCGTGCCGGAGGAAGCGAAGACGGTACGCCTCGTATTCTCGCTTTTTCTTGAGGGCTACGGAAAACAAGCCATAGCCAACAGGCTTAATGAGATGGGAATACCCACGCGCATGAACAAATCGTGGTGTCAAGCCACCATCAGCAAAATGTTCCGCAATGAGAAGTACGCCGGAGATTTACT